TGCTGTGATAAAGTTAGGCCGATTGGGTACACTACTAACTATAATGCAATCAAGAGAAACCAGCCGGATCAAAATAGAACTAAGGAAGAAAGCACTTGTTAAAAGATTACAATCGTGAAATAATTTCACTTCGTAAAACGCCATTGGCAGAAGTAACAAGTGAATCAATTGTTTGGATAAACGATGTGTTTAGCAAAGATTGGTTGTGCAGCATGCTACGCGACCAGTCTCCTGCGTATATTGTTAATGATCATTTTACTACTGTCGAACCATCAGATTACCATGTATATTGTGTGCCGCTTTTTCTGGCACGAAACACAAGGTTGATTGCTAAAAATTTTCCAGAATACCAGGACTACAAAACACAACACATATTTAATTTCATGATTAACAAAAAACAAATCAACAGATTTTTGTGTATGAAGTTGGTAGAGATGTTTGACTTGAACAACTATGACTACACATGGAGCGGGGTGGATTCACGATTTGACATGACAAACATATTAAATGAGTTAGCATATCTTGGAAAAGATTCACCGCTGAGTGCAGAGCAACAATCATTGTTGTTGGCCGAAGTTAAAATACCGCAAAAGTTTTTTCATCATACCGGAAGCATTGACAATACGCACATTAAATATCCTGATAATTCTTGGACATGGAATCATGGATTAAACAATATTTTTTCCGGTAGTGTGGTATCATTGATCACTGAATCGTTGACTTTTGAAAAAAGCACAGTGTTTACAGAAAAAACTGCATATGCTGTACTGGGAAAAACATTTCCGTTGTGGATAGGTGGAGGGGTTAATCAACCCCAACAGTTTGAAGAAATGGGGTTTGATGTGTTTAATGATGTGATAGATCACAGTTATCAACACTATGACACCTTGATCGAACGTTGTTATTATGCATTCAAACACAACTTGCACATGCTGAATGATTACGAATATGCCAGTAAAATAAGAGAGTCGCTGATGTATCGGTTGGAACACAATCAACAGTTATTGAAAAACAAACATGTTGATAATTTTTGTAAGCAACAAATTTCACAATGGCCGGAAGATTTACAACATGACATCGGCCGCAAATTAAAATTCTGGTTTGAGGAATAAATTTTGTTAAAAGAATACGGTATTCAAGTACAACAACTATTTCTAGAAATGATGCTAGAAGATGCCACTGCCTATGTGCGTGTGGCTAACATATATAACCCGCAAAACTTTGACCGAAGTTTACGTGCTGCCGCAGAGTTCGTTAAAGAACACTCAGACAAACACAAGACCATGCCGGATCGAGCACAGATTGCAGCCACAACTGGCGTTAAACTTGTACCAGTACCTGACTTGAATGACGGACACTTTGACTGGTTCATGGAAGAGTTTGAGGCATTTACTAGACGACAAGAAATTGAACGAGCTATTCTCAAAGCAGCAGATTTACTTGAAAAGAACTCTGAGTTTGACACTATAGAAAAATTGATCAAAGATGCGGTACAAATATCACTGACCAAAGACATGGGCACTGATTACTTTGCAGATCCGGCCGGTCGTATTAACAAATATTTCAATAGTGGTGGACAAGTTAGTACTGGATGGGGACAATTGGATCGACTGCTGTATGGCGGGTTCAGCCGAGGGGAACTAAACATTTTTGCCGGCGGATCGGGCTCGGGCAAGAGCTTGGTCATGATGAACATTGCATTGAACTGGTTGCAACAGGGACTATCGGGAGTATACATCACACTAGAACTTTCAGAGGAGCTCACAAGTTTGCGTACAGATGCCATGTTAACCAACATGAGTACTAAAGATATTCGCAAGGATATAGATACTACCGAACTCAAAGTTAAGTTAGTATCCAAGAAGGCCGGCAAATATAGAGTCAAGGGACTACCAGCACAGAGCAACATCAATGACATTCGTAGTTACTTGAAAGAAGTGCAAATACAAACAGGAATCAAAGTGGATTTTGTTATGGTTGATTATTTGGATTTGTTAATGCCAGTCAGCGCCAAAGTTAGCCCTAATGATCTGTTTGTGAAAGACAAGTATGTGAGTGAAGAACTGCGTAACTTGGCCAAAGAGCTGGGTATTTTAATGGTCACAGCTTCGCAGTTAAATCGTAGTGCTGTAGAAGAAATTGAATTTGATCACAGTCATATCTCGGGCGGCATTAGTAAGATTAACACAGCAGACAATGTGTTTGGTATCTTTACATCCAGAGCAATGAAAGAGCGTGGCAAATATCAAATTCAGTGTATGAAAAGTCGCAGTTCAACTGGGGTTGGGCAAAAGATCGACTTGGAATATAACATTGACACCATGAGGATCACGGACGAGGGCGGGGACGAGGGAACAGGTTATAACAAACCACAAAGTAGTATCATGGACACAATCAAGGCACGTAGTCAAGTCACCCCCGATAAAGGGGAAGAAACTGGCAATGTGTCCACCAAGTGGGAACGAGCCACAGGAACGCCAGCGTGGGAACAACCCCCACAGGACACAGCAAAGGTCACAGCGGATGTTCAAAGTGCAAAACTCAAACAACTATTGGGTCAAATTAAACAATCATGACCACGTGCATTGATTCAGTTGATATTATGAATCTAGAACTGGTCAAGCAGTCACAGCCTTGATCACTACATATGCAATTACAATGGCCTGGCTCAGTGAGCCACTGGTAATATTTCTTACATTGATACTGGCTGACCCGGCTGCACTTTGAGCATTTAACAAATATGAACCAGCAGTACCGCCTGATATGTGATTTAATACCAATACATCACCTGCAGAAATGGTGCTATTGGTCAGGGTAAAACTAACAGTGGTGTCAGCTGCAAGTGCAGCCGCATTCATGGTAACTTGCCCACAATTGGCGTTTAATGTGACTGCTGTGGATTTGTTAGTGGCCTGCGTGACGGTGCCACCTGCTCCTGTGCTATATCCAATTGCGTTACCTGTGCCGGCCAGCAATGGTCGATTTAAGTCAAACATTGTGATTGAAAATCCGTTGGTGTTGGTCAAGAATGCAAATTCAAATGTACCTGGTTGTGCAAAGGTAATCACACTGCCAGAATATCCTTGTACCCCAATGGTACCTTGATTTACTGCTGCTGGTAAGGTAACAGTTCTTCCGGCAATATCAATGATCAATTGTATTCTAATCAGTCCCACAGTTCCTGACACTGGAAAATTACTAAAACTCAAACTTATATTGCCAGTGGTTGAGATGCTTTGATACAGTCCTGCACTGTAATTCACAGCAATTGAGCCAGACGTTGCAGTGATGTTCACTGCTGTGGCAGAAAAATCTCGTATGGTAGCAGCATAAATCAATGCATCATTCATGTTGTTGTCCAATGTAGTACCAATCAATGCAGCCTTCAAAACCACTTTGAGTTGTAAATCATTAATTTCGTCTGCTGCATAGCCAAAATTGTTTTGAATATTTGTGAAGTTATCTCGAAACCCTTGTGTGTTGTTGGGTTGGCCGGCAACAGGATAGTTGGTCACAATGTCGTTTGGATTGATTTGGCTGGTCATGATTGGTCCTTTAATAAGCAGTAATAGATATTTATTAGAATATAAAATACACTAAATAATCCAAAGGTCTTGTACACAATGCAAAAGAAAACACGGAGTATATTGGAAGAATTAGACAGCATGTATGTTCAACGAGATTCTCGATTGATACTTGAAAATCGTGCTGATAATCTCATACAAAGTGCCATACGAATACTGGAGCAAATTGAACAAGAATTTCCGGCCGAACAAGCTGAAAATCTCACACGCAAGTTTCTCAATGCCATACGTTTGAAAGATGCAGGAAAGTTTTCAAGATCTGTAAGGAAAACACATGCGGATATATGAAATAACTCAAAAAAAACTCACCAATGAGGGCATACTGGGAGGCCTTGCCAGTACCATTGCAACCGGTGCTATTAAATCTGTATTGGGCCCCGGAGTGGATCCAGCATTCAAAGGCCAAAAAGTCAGCCCTGGTCAGGCTCAAGCTGCTGGTATGGCTCAGTCAAAGGCTCTGATTGGACCCATGAGCAAAAACGCTCAAGAAGTATGGGTACAAGATTTGCAAAATATGATTAAAACAAGTGTCACACCAGTTACATCAGCAAAAGATTTAGACGCCGCAGTGATAGATCGAGAATTGCGAATGTTGATTGACCGATTGGCACAGGTTAACACACGTAAATTGGCAACTGCAACAGACCCCTCTGGAGAACAACAACAAATTGCAAAAGAGTTAGATGCTGCCAGTGCAGAAGTTGTCAAACAAAGTAAGACGGGAACAACTCAAGGATTGCCAGCAGCATGGGATAAACTGGCGGAATACATTGTGCAGACACAAAACATCCTGGCATTTGCCCAGGGTAAAGGTTCTGTTAAACCAGCGGTGCTCTCCACTGGTTCAGACGGCAAACCGTTGTTTGATGGAAACCCGTACAATAAAAATGATCCAGCACACCGTGCTACAGTAAAAATCATGGGGCAAAATCCAGACACCTTTGTGCCCGGGGTGGCAACTCCGTGACACACATGAAATATTTAACAACGTTATTTGAGGGCGGGAATGTATTTAAAGACAGTGTGGGAGTTCCACTGACCAAACGAATTAATCAGTCTGATGTGCCTGCCACAGTGCAATGGCTGGAACAAGTCACAGGACTAGATCTCAATGGGCCACCAGATCCAGCCACTGGATACCCGTCTAGGTGGCTGGGCTCAACTGGAAAAACTCCCACATCGGGCGACCTTGACCTTGTGGTAGATTCCAACGAGATTGCCAAGGCACAACTCAAGACCAAGTTAGATCAATTTATTTCCAGTCAGGGGCAGGATCCTAAAGAATGGGTTCGATTAACCGGCGAAGCAGTGCATTTCAAAACACCCATTGCTGGACAAGCCAATCAAGGATTTGTGCAAACAGATTTTATGTTCATGTCTGACGTGGCCTGGGGAACATTTTGGTTAAGCGGCGGTCCAAGCAAGTACAAAGGCGTGTATCGTAATATATTAATGAGCTCAATAGCAAAGGCTCTGGGACTCAAAGCAAGCGCCAAGGGCATAATTAGTCGAACGTCTGATCAGGTGTTGACACTAGACCCTGCCCGTGC